AAATAAAAGAGTTTAGGGAGAGACATAATCCCGGAATCTGCCCAATTCTCCTTAAAAAACTGACCAAGTCAGTAGTGGATCATGACCATAGAACTGGAGAGGTTCGAGGGGTTATTGATTTCAATGCTAACAACCTACTGGGAGTAATAGAAAGAAAGTTTTACTCATACTGTTCAGGGAAGACAGAAGATTTGCCGAATGTGCTTAGGCGCATAGCAGATTTTCTTGAAAGACCACGATCGGGACACTTACATCCTGTGGGTTTAAATCAACTAGTTGCTAAATTTAAGGGCAAAAACAAGGAACAACAAATAAAATTACTCAATTCGTTTTACCTTGTTGACAATGATGCAATTAGTCTATGTACTAACCAATCAGATAGAGTTAAGCTCTACCGCACACTACTTAAAAAATTTTATGAAACAAAAGTTACTACACATACAGAGCGAGTTGAATGCTCCTAAAACTCAATTCAACAAGTTCGGTAACTACTATTACCGAAACCACGAGGATCAATGTAATGCATTGAAACCTCTTTTAAAACAATATAACTGCACACTTATTATCTCTGATGAGGTAAAAGAATTAGGTAGTATATTATTCTGTGAGGCTACTGCAGCCTTGTACTGTACTGACACCAACAAGTTAATTGGTGCAGCCAAAGCCCAAGCTGGTATTGATCCCAAAAAGAAAGGGATGGATATCTCAATGACATTTGGAGCTGCGGCTTCTTATGCTCGGAAGTATGCAATTAATGCACTTTTTCTGTGCGATGACTGCAAGGATGCTGATGCTACTCATGACTTCAAAGAGAAGAAACCAGTTACAAAACAATCACCACTAGAAACAGAGGAAGAAGAATGGATTTAGCACGAGCATGTGAACCATTGATCAAGCCCAAAGATGCTTGTGAAATCCTTGGGATCGGAATGTCATCATTACGAAACCATGTTAAACGAGGGAACTTCCCTACATACAAGCTATCGCAGAGATGCTTTCGCTTTAGACGATCAGAGATCGAAGACTTCTTAAAAAACAATAATAAATAAATTGTTATATATAACTAAAAATCATAATATAATCATCATGTCTGAAAAAACATACGATAACACTAATGGAGGAGCATTGTTCCCCAACGACAAGAAAGAAAAAGAAACCCACCCTGACTTCAGAGGTAACATTGATATCGAGGGTAAGGAATACTGGATCAAAGGATGGAAGAAAACATCTAAATCCGGAATGAAGTTTCTTTCTTTAGCAGTAACTGCAAAGGATGCACCGAAATCTGATAACAGAACCGAAGAAGACCCATTCTAATGCAACCTTGTCCTACAAATGTAACGAACCCAGATGACTATGCTTATTACGATAAGGAATGGTACGATGAGTTCAGAGAGTCGGTAGTCAAAAGACTTCTTGAGGTAACAGCTAAGAAGAATAATGACTACACGACCGGGACTACCAACACGAATCCATTTGCCAATTTTGACAGATCGGAAGACTTTGGTGTGCAACCCCTTGTTGGTCTGTGCATTAGGATGCAAGACAAGTTCCAACGAGCAATGACATTTGCGAAGGATGGTAAACTTGAGGTAACAGAGGGCAATGACCAAGTTGAAGATATTTTCTTTGACATCATGGGTTACTGCCTTCTTGCTCAGGGAATGCTTGAGAGAGATAAGCAAGTCCGAAAGCATACATTTTAACCATTATCTCTTAACACCCTTGCTAGGCTCGACATGAGCGAGCCTAGCTTTTTTATACACTAATGACAAAAAATACTATGGAACAATTCAAAGAAGCACTAGAGGTGGCAGTTAACACACAAAAAGAATTAACTCTTAGAAGCCAACCCGAAGGAAACCGAATCCTTATCAAATCACTCGGACAAATATTAACCACACTACAAACTAAACTAGAAATCATTGATGCAGATACCACACAGTAGAGATGCTGAGGAGTCCCTATTATCTTGTTGTATTAAAGGAGGGGAAGACTTGGTATTCGAGAGAGTTCAAAGCTCGCTGAGTACAGAGGATTTTTACTTCGAGGAACATCAACAGATATGGGACACACTCAATGAACTGTCGGAATCTAATACACCAATTGATATAGTTACAGTTACTGAGTTAGCCAAAGGAAAGAATGATGAGCTGGTACACACAGTCATCAATCTTGATTGCTTAAACAGAAGCACTTTGGTACTGCCAGAATATGTAAAGATAGTCTTAGATCAATCCAAGTTAAGAACACTTAGGCGAGAGTATACATTGGCCCTCGATAAGATCAGCGCCAACACATCACCCGATGAGATTGTTGATGCAGTTAACGAAGAGATTGATAAGCTAAAGCCCCAAGAGAAAGACACTACCCACATCAAACATTCTCTAGATATAATTAGAGATGAGTATGATAGGATGGCTAGTGGAGAGTACAAACATGAGTATGTTTTGACTCACTTGAAGCACTTAGATGATAAGATTAAGCTAGAACTAGGATGTGTATTTACGATTGCCGCCCCAACAAGTGTGGGTAAATCTGCACTTTCACTTAATATCGCACTTCGTGCAGCCTCAAAGGACAAGTTTCCCACTCTCATATTTAGCCTAGAAATGCCTCAGAAACAGATTACGAAGCGAATGATAGGTACACTATCCAACTTGGATTTAAAACGAACTGAGGAGCTTGTGGAGACCCCTGAGAACAGAGCTAAGATAGACGAAGCAATGGATAAACTTAATAACATTCCTCTGCACACAATACATTCAGTCAAAAGTATTAATTCTTTGGCTTCAGATGTTCGCAGATACAAAAAAGAAAAGGGCATAAAGCTAGTGGTCATAGACTACTTGCAGTTAATTCCCTTTAATTCCAATAAAATGGGAAAGGCTGATGGGATCGCACAGATATCTCAGAAGGTTAAGCAGATAGCATTGGAGAATGATATAGCAATCATACTTCTATCTCAGCTGAATCGTGAGGGAGCTAGATCGGATCGCCCAGACCTATACCATCTAAAGGATAGTGGTTCAATTGAGAACGATGCTGACATCGTACTTATCATGAACTGTAAAGACAACGACCCAGAGTCTGCTAAAACTTCTGACTCACATGGGCCATACATGCACATTAACTACTTGATAGCCAAGAATCGTGAAGGCGAGCGAGGCTTGAGAGATAACTTCAAATTCTACTTTAAGGAGGGTAGATTCTTCTAATATGAAAGATATTACAAACACAGGCTCATACGAGCAAAGACAAAAGATAAGTAAGGATGAAATGTCCGAAACCTTATTCGAGAACTATTGTGAAACTCAAGGTATTAAAATACACCATACTGGTTTTGATTCAGTTATGAATCCAGTTAAAGAGTTTTGGAAAGTTCACCCAACCATTCGAGCATTGCCAGATTATCTTGTGGAAACAGATAATGGGTTATCTTGGTGTCAAGTCAAAGGCAGCAACAAACTGAAGCTACATGACTTTGTTGAGTACAGTACATTCGCAAATCTGTTCTCACATCAATGTGACTTCTATGTTGTCTTTGTGTTTAAGGATGGTAAGCCTATATTCAGAACCATGAAAGATATCGCCAACTCTATTGTAGGACAAGAGATCAAACAATGGCACGATGGTGTTAAATATATTACAGTACCTTTATGACAAACGAAACACTCAGAAGTAATACAGTCGAAAGACTGAACACACGAATCGATATGATTCGAGAAGAGTCACGAACTCTCTCCCACCGGATCGCTATACTTGAAGAGCGAAGAAAAGAACTACAAGAACAGAAAAGACACTTTAAGAATTTACTCCTTGAAATAGAGGGTAAGGTTGATACATAGTGTATAATCATACTGAGGGGAGTGGTAGCAGTAATGCCCACAAGGTTTTATCATATGAACCTAGTTAATCCCTCTGTGTGTGGTAGTCCCATCTAGTTTATCTAGGTGGGGCTTTCTTTTATATACCAATCATATCTCTAGTGATACCAACTGGTCTTGGACTAGCCACATCAAATAGTTTGAGTACACCTTCAGTATCACCTGTCTCTCTTCTTCTCATCTGTCTTTTCATTTTTTCTTTTTCGGTATCAGTTCTGTAGTACCATAGATCAGAGAAAGGTGTAGTTCTCCAAATGCCAGATTCCATACTTGTCTTAGTACCTTGCATGATCTGAGACATTTGATTAGAAGTATCTACCACTCTAGCCAATGGTACTGGTGTTATAAAATCCATTGCTGCTTGTCCGATACCTTCGTTACGAACTGAGTAGAACATAAATTTATTAATACCAAATACACGAACCATACTATTAAATACATAGTCAGACATGTATCCCATTCTTCCTACTAGTAAGTCTTTGATTAAATCAACCGGGACACCGAGCATTACGAAGAATGTCATTAGTTTGATTAGCTCTTTCATACCTCTGAGTCTTTGCTCTTTGGTAGACTCTGTACTAAACACATCGTCCAACATTCTTGTTCGAGCAGCATCCAACTGAGTTACCATGAATGATTTCATAGTATACACACCTCTGAAGTTGGCATTCTCTGTTGGTAAAATTGGTTGGCGCAGAGCATTTAGTGGCTGAGTTTCTGCCAATACTGTAACCAACATACCTTTGATTAGATCATGCTGAGTTTC